GCCCGCACCGTTCGCACCGTTCCCATCGCCGCCCCATTCGGCGGGATCTTCAGGAGGGGGTTTCTGTGACTTGACGGTGATGGTGCTGAACCGGTCGGACCAGTCCAGTTCGGCGGACGCGGCCAGGATGTTCTTCCCCTGGACCAGCGCGCTTGCAGCGCGACGCGCGCCAATCCGGGTAAAGACGAGATTTCCCGACGCATCATCGCTGACCAGAATGCCGTGCACGCGGCACAGGCGCTCCAATAGCGCATGGTTCGTTTCCCCCTGCTGTACTTGCACGTCGGGGATCGCGTTCCCCGACGGCGCGTCGTTTTTCAGCGTGATCCCGTACGGTTTCAGGATGCGGTCCGCGATCTGCTGCGGCGTCAGGTTGTGCAGCTGCCCGCCGTCCAGGACCACGGAACTGTCGACCAGGTCCGCCGTTTTCGATCGTCCGTGCACCGCGACGCGATGCGTGCGGCCATCGAACGCCGGCTGGTAGCTGTCGATGTAGCCGGTCAGGACCTTTTGCCCATCGAGGAGCACTTCGCACGCATCGCCTGGCTGGATCGCCCACGGCGTGCCGCGTCCCGGCCAGCGTTCCGACACTTCGCACGAAAACTCCGATGCCGCCGTGCGCAGATCGCGGCGCACGCGGATCGCCAGCCAGCCGGCGTAATCGACGCCCTGGATGCGCAGCACCAGGCCGCTCGCGGTCAACGGCGTCGCGCTGACGGTGACTTCGGGCAGCGTCGTGGTCGGGACGTCCGTCATGTCGCTGCCACCTGGCCGGTCATCGGCAGAAAGCCGGGATGGACGGCGTGCGTCCGCGCCACGAGCTCGTCGCCGCGTAGCGGGTCCTGGTACAGCCGCAGCGCCAGCGTGACCGACGGCGTCGGATGTCGCGTCGTGTACTGGCGCAGCGGGCGCAGCGACGTGCCGCGCCGGGTCAGTTCCCGGATGATGGACGCGCGCAGATGCGTCAGCGCCCGGGCGCAGGCGGGCGCGGCGCCGATCGCCGTGTCATCGAATAGCTGGACGATCGCGGACCGGAGCGCGACCAGGTCATCGTACGTGGTCAGCGGGACGTCGCGGATCGGGTCGGCCATCGCCGCCAGCGCCGTCTGGTTGACCAGCATGGTCAGTGCCTGCTGGTTCGTCTGTTCCTGTGCGCGGGCCGGCGTCAGCGTGTCGCTGGGCACGACGGGTCCCCAGACGTCGCGCAGGTCGGGTCCTTCGATCGCGGCGCGGACAGCCAGTCGGGGACCACGGCGCAGCGTCGGCGGCGCGTCGATCGGCGGCGTGCGCGGGTCCTTCACGGGGAACTTGAGCCGCGCCAGGATCGCCAGCAGCGTCAGCGCCTGCGCGACGGGCCGCGCGCCCGCGACGACGGCGGTCGCTTCGGTCACGAACTTCTTGATGGACGCGGGCGACAGGTCCGCCGGCAGCAGCCGCAGCAGCGTCAGCAGCTTCGAATGTCCCAGCGAGGGCAGTCCCATCCAGCCCAGCACGTCGGACAGTGCGCCCAAATCCTTCAACGCGGACAGCGACACGAAGTCGGGCAGCCCGGTTGCCTTCCACAAGTCATCGAACACGCCGCCGACAGCGCCCAGCAGATCGTCCGCTGCGCCGCCCAGCGCGGCGCCCGGCGCTTCGACCGCGATCGGCGCCACCGTGTCGCTGGATTCCGAAAATGCCAGTTCGAAGTAACAGATACCGCCGTCCTGCTGGATTTCGCGCGTGCGGTAGCCGTCCAGACACACGGTCAGTTCGCCCAGATACGGATGGACCAGCTTCCCGCTGCCGCCCGTTTCCAGCGCCGCCAGCAGGCGGTCGCGCGTGCCCATGTAGTCGTCGCCCAGCGTGTACGCCCGCAGCAGGAAATGCCGCTGCGCGCGGCCCAGATCTTCCGAGTACGGCAGGTCGCGCCCGGGGTATTCAAAGTGCTGCCAGCGCCGCCCGCCTTCCGCGCCGGCTTCCTCGACAAAGAACGGGACGCCCCGGAACGACGCCGGCAGCAGGCGCCCGCGCCAGGGCGCCGGATACGTCTGCGGCGGCGGCACGGACGACGGGTCGCTGTCGAAAAAGCCGATCGGCCAGCTGACGGCGCCTTTGATGACCCCGACCGCTTGCCCTAGCAGGGAATCATCTTCCGCCATCAGCCGAACGCCCGCCGCGTCTGCGGCATGCTGTACCCGACGCGCGTGTTCGCGCGGACCGCGCGCCCGTGCGTCTGGGTATCGGTGCGCGTCCCCTGCGGCACGTTCTGGAAACTGACGTTGACGTCCACGGTGCCGTTCCCGGCGCCGGGATAGCGGTAGTCGTCACGGTAGGGACCGACGGGCGACGCGCCACGCGGCGGCGGCGGCGGCGGCACGGCGGCGATTCCCGGCGGCGGCACTGCCGTCGCGCCTGCCGGCGCCACGATCGGCGCGCCGACCAGCCCGGGGATCAGACCTGACAGCAGCCGCAGCACCGGGTTGGATGCGATGCGATCCCACGCGCGACTGAACCGGTCCACGATGTCTTGCAGCGTGTCCGCGACCGACGCCCGCATCCGGTCAAAGGCCGTCGTCACGGCATCGACCAGCGTGGTCCAGGTGGTCACGGTCAGTTCCTTGACGGTCGACCACGTGTCGTCAAACGCTTTGCGCACGACGGCGAGCGCCGCTTTCAGCGGTTTCGTCAGACCGTCCCAACTGACGGGCGTCCGCGCCCACGCCTGGATTTGCTTCCAGTATTTGGCGACCGCGATCGCGCCCAGCGCCAGCAGGCCGATCACGACCCACACGGGTCCTTCGATGACGACCAGGGCGGCGGCGACGTCCCACAGCACGGGCACCAGCCCCAGCAGCGCCGTCGTAAAGTTGATGACGGGTGTCGCGACCAGCAGGCCGACGAACACGCCCAGCAGGACGTTGACGCCGCCGATCAGCTCGACCAGCCAACGCGCGTCGGCCACGAACGTGCCCAGCGACGCCAGCCAGGCGTCCCATTTGACGGCGCGCATTTGCGCCCACCAGGTGGCGATCGCGGTGGTCCCCCGTTTGATCCAGTCGTCCACGCGCAGTTCGATCATCCGGCGATTGTTGATGATCCATTCTTTGATGCTGTGGACGACCGTGATGATGTACGGCGCCAGCTTCGCGCCGATGATTTGCGCGACGCGGCCCAGCACGACGCCCAGCCGCTGCTGTTCGTCATCCAGCTTGTCGGCGAGGTCGGCGTCTTTTGCGCTCATCCGACCCATGCGGTCCAGTTCCTGTGTTGCCGCTTTCAGCGAGCGCGATCCCTGCGCCAGCATCGGGATCAGCAGCTGCCCCGACTTGCCGAACAGCGCGACCGCCAGCCGCGCCCGCTGCGCCGGGTTGTGAATCCGCGCCATCGCGTCGGCCAGCTGCGGCATGACGTCGGCGGCACTGCGGACGTGTTTGTGCGCGTCGCGGGCGCTGACATGGATGAAACCCAGCAGCTTCGTCGCTTCTTTGTTCTTGCCCGCCGCGACCTGCGCCAGCGTGCGGTTCAGGCGCCCCATCGCCTGGTCCATCGCTTCCGTCGGCACTTCCGCCAGCAGCGCCCAATGTTCGAAGTCTTGCAGGCGTTCGACGGTGATCCCCAGCCGTTCGTGCACGACGTTCAGGCGTTTCCCCGTTTCGATGAACGCATCCAGCCCGTGCTGCAGACTGAGAATCCCCGTGATGGCGGCGCCGCCCGCGCCCAGCCCGACCAGCGGCAGCAGCATCTTGCCGAAATCGGTCGCCATGCCGCGCGCCCGCGCGGACAGGTTCGACAGCATGCCGCCGATCCGATTCAGGCCGGTCCGTTCCGCGATCCCCCGGAACTTCTGCGACACATTGACGGCGACGCGGCCCAGTCCGCCGAGCCGCGTTTCGATCGCGCGCAGGACCGCCGTTGCCTTGTCGACCACGGCGACGATGGTCGTAACGCGCGATACCAGATCGGTCGCCATGCCGGCTTACCCGGGCCGCGTCGCGTTGAACGCCGCTTCCTCCGCGCGTCGAATCCGCCAGGCGTGCCGCGACCACTGCGGCAGGTCGGTCAGGGCCACCATCAGGACCGCCCCGACGTCCCGCCAGAAGTACGCAAGGTCGAAAACATGGGTTTCAAGCTCCCCACAGAAGGCGCAAAAAGGGGGGTCAGCACCATTTCGATCGCTTTCAGGTCTGGCATCGCCAGCTGTTTGACCGTCGATTCCGGGACGCCGGCCAGCCGCGACACCAGCGGCACCAGCCGGCGCAGGTCCGCCGGTCTGCCGGCGCCGTCCACGAACGGATCGCCGCCGGCATGCAGGACGTCGCCGGCACGCGGCAGCGCGATGGTCAACCGGTCCAGCTGTTCGCCGTGCGCCTGGACCGGTTGCGACAGCTGCAGGTCGTACGGGAACAGCGCACGGACATCTTCCATGGCGTGCTGCACGTCCGCCAGTTCCTGTTCGGTCGGTAGATCGGACGCGGCGGGCGGCGGGGTCGTGCCGTTCGTCATGGTCACGCCGCGTTCGACAACAGTTCTTCGGCGGCGCGTCCTTCGAACCGGAACTCGATGGACCCGTCGGTGGTATCCAGCGGACCCGCCTTCGTGTTCCAGGCGTTCCGCAGCAGATAGACCTTGCCGTTCAGCAGTTCGACGGTCACGGTGACGTTGCACATCGCCTGCAGCAGTTCGATCGACAGCTCCGGCCCGTCGGTGATCTTCCCTTCGACGTACGTGACCACGGGCCGTTCGATGTAGCCGTGGATGCCGTCCTGGCCGATGACCGCTTC